CAGCTACGGTTTCTCCATTTTTCAGCGTGACACCAGAACCTCCTAAACCAAACAAACCACCCGGTGTCCTTGTCGGTCCAGATGGTGTTTTCGGTTCAGTTTGTTGCATTTTTCGCTTTACGCTTTCTGGTAACCAGATTTCTTTATTACCTGTCGGATTTGTTGTCGGTGTAGCATTTCCTCCACTACCAGATGTTCCCGGTATTGTAGAATTTCCGTTTCCAATTCCTCCGTTCACATTTACAACTGACGCTGACACATTGATTGTTCCAATAGAATCTCCCAAAGGATTTGTTTTTCCTCCACCTCCAGAACCGCCAGTGATCAGATCGTATAGACTTTTTCCACCTTTAAACAGCTTTAGCCCTCCAGATAATCCAAGAAATCCAGCTAAATAATCTTCGATACCAGCTTTATCTCCGCCTGGTAACAGATCCTTAAGAGATTCCTTGAACCAGTTTCCACCAGCTTTTGCAATATCTTTTCCAATCCCAGTAATCTTCTTTACGATTGCTGGTTTTCCTTTGGAATCCCACCAGTTCGAAAAAGGATTTGCGATCAACTCATCCCATGCAATACTAATCTTGCCACCAATTGAAGCATTTTGGAATTTTGGCATACTAATAAGATCGTCGATCTTATCTCCAGCCTTTTCAAGTCCCTTGAATACAGATGTACTTGCATACTCTCCAAGTTTTTCAAGTGATGTTCCAGCTTCTTTTAGTTTTGCATCGGATTTATCAAGATAGTCTGCAAATTCTCCTAAACCTTTCGTTGCTCCCTTCTGAAGACCTTTTCCCCATTTAGAAACAATGTTTATGTCGAACGTATCTTTAATATTTGACATTAATCCAGAAACCGTCGAATTAGATGTTTTGTCCATCATTCCATCAAATTCTTTCAGCCCATTAAGGATTGTATTAACTGCTTTGTCTCCACTGATTTCGCCCTTTTGAGACATTTCTCTGATCTTGGCTATGGATTTACCCTCTGCATCAGCAAGATACTTCCATGCGTTTATACCGACATCTGTCAGCTGATTCATGTCCTCTGCGTTCAATCTTCCGTTTGTTTTCATCTGACCTAAAGCTCTGGATACTCGAGAGATACCCTCTTCTCCAGCTCCAAGTGCTGCGGATGCATTACCAATCTTTGTCAGATCCGGAATAATGTCTTTATCAGAAAATCCATAAGCCAACATCCTTTGAGCATTTGATACTACGGCCGATGTGTCAAACGGAGTAACAGATGCAAATTTCTTCGCACTATCCATAAACTTCATAGCTTTCTTTTTAGATTTCAGCATTGTTTCAAAGCCAATTTGATATGTCTGAAATTCGTCTGCTAATGATACTGGATCAGCTATCAATTTCTTTGTAGCAATTCCAGTTATAACTCCACCAGCCAAAGTTTTTAGTGAAAATATAGAATTCTTGATCTTAGATATAACACTTGGGATTTTTTTGATCTGACTTGTTACCTTGTCATTGATTTTTAGGGCTGCTGAAAAAGTCTTTCTACCAAAACTCATACCAGCACTCATAGCTTTTTTGATCCCTGCTGTTGCAGTATCTTTTAATCCAAGTTTTGGAGTCCAGGTCTTTTTACCGAGCCCGTCTCCCTTTTTACCAAACTTGTCGAGGACTGGACTTGCTTTATCTTCAAGTCCTAATTTTGGCTTTGCACGCTTCTTTCCAAGCTTGTCCATCTCTCGTGATGCTTTCTCTGCATTCTTCCCTGTTTGCTGTAGGCCAGAAGATGCATGGTCGGAATATTCCGATACAACATCGATCACAATTTCTTTGTTTGCCATTTATGCATCTCCTCCTTCCATAGCTTTTAAAATTGCTGCAAAAATAAAAGCCCTCTCTCCTTCAGAAAGATCAAGGGCTTGTGATGGTAACATTCCAGTCCGTAAATAATTTTCTGCAAGCATAGAAGCTAACGGACTGGATTCAATTAGTTTTTTGCGTAGTCAACTACACTAACACCGCCTCCAGATAAGTTATCAATAGCATCGCTGACAGCTTCAAGCTCTCCAGCTGTTAACACCTCTTTGATAATTTCGTTCTGTGTCATAACCATATGACCAGCTTTCTTTAATCCTTCTTTCAGTGCTGAATTATCCCAGAATTTCTTTCCGTCAGTCGCTACTGTTGCAGTATAAATCTTCCATGCCATGTAATCAGCTGTACTTACTTCTTTCTCAACGAGAGGAAGTGAAGCTCCGCCTGGGTTTGCCATATAAGTTGTAGCTTTCTTTCTACACTGTGCAATTTCATCGAAAGATAATGGTCGAACATTAAATTTAAACAATGTCTGTCCATTTCTTGTAATATTCAATGGCTGCTGTACTTCTGTTTTATACTCTGCGGCTTTTAAAAGACCCGTGATAAGGTCCATTTCATTTTCTTCTGTTACTTCGATTTTTGTTTCTTTCTTCTCTGCCATTTTGTTTCCTTTCCTATACCAGTGCTTTAATGGAATCTGGTACGCTGTTTACAATAAACTGACACTGTCTTTTTATGATCTCTCCCGGTTTTACCTCCAGAATGTTTGTATCTCCATCAGGGATACACTCATCTAACAAATATTTGCTTTCTCCGCCAGCAAGTGGCTCTGTTACACCAGCTTGAAGGCTGAATGTAGGAACTTTCCCATTTTTGATTGAATCCAACATAGGCTGGATTGTAAGATCGTCTCTTACTACAGCTTCCGTAAATGATGCTGTAAATTTAACACTGTCTGGGACACCATAAGTCTGAATATCTCCTGCCGGATGGAAGTCTACGTTTGAAAAGTTTACTCCAACGGCAAACTCTTCTACGGAGGCAAACCATACAGATGTGCCATCAACTGTGACAAATAATTTGCCATCTTTTCCAGTCATTAACTTTCTAGTATCAAAACCTTTTCCGCTCATTTATAATAACCTCCTACTGTGAAATATACTGGAACTGATAAGTTAAGTAGATCTTTTCCATACTGTCTACATCATCAATACGAATAATGAAGTATGCATAATCTACTGCATGTGTATTATCCGTATCCTCGAAGAACTCATAAGTATCTAAGATTTTTCCTTCTCTGTTCATTTCAGCCAATACTTTTTTTGCTTCCTGAATTACGTTATCAACGCCATCAGATGTATTGCTGATCTTTCCAATCAGTGGTTCTAATGTTCGGTTAATACGATCAAAAGCCTCATAACGAATTGCTGTTCGTTTAATCTTTTTCCAGCCCTCATCGTCGTCCTCATTTAACACTGTGTAAGTATTAACCCCAGAATCGAACCAGACCTGTCCTTCCTGTCCTTCGGATAACAGAAGCAATCCTGATTTAATCGCACTCACATACTGTTCATTTGTAAGCTGTTCAATGCATGATTCTGCATCAGGAATCTCCGTATGCACGATTGATGTACTGGAATCTTTACAACCAATCACACCGCCCTGCACTGCAGCTGCAAGATATCCCTCTACTCTTTCTCCGGCGGTATTATAATAACCACTACCGCAGTAAATGAAATATGGTGCATTATAAGCCTTAGCATTTGCCAGTCGGGTTGCAAGTGACTTTCCAGCTGTTTCTCCAAGCACACAGATACCTAACGCTCCGTTTGAATGAATACGATCCATATACGTTTTCGCTAATGTCTTAACATCTTCCTCAACAGTATCAAGAATCATAACGTTCCATGCGTATGCTTCAAATGCATTAAAAGCATTGCTGTAATCTTCTGTTGTAACGTTTGGGGCTGCTCCATCAGTTAACGCCTGCTGTGTAACTGTCTGCATAATTCCAGATTCCCCAGAAGCAAGTTCAGCGTATAAATACTTACTGTCTTTCATTGCTTCCACAAGGTTTGCGGCTTCATTTACACCAGTACCAGCGACAAAGCTTACTTTCTCAACCAGTGTTGCTCCGTTATAAACAGAAAGCTCTTTTGTTGTTGCATCTCCTAACTTCTGCTTTAAGGTTACAGAAAACTTTAAGGCTGTAGGATACTTTGTTTTTAATGTGACTGCATTTGTGGAAGTTGTTGTCTGTAAAGATACGCTTCCCTCTTTTCCGCCAGTTCCAAGACGATATAAATATACAGTGTTTGCTCCAGCACTAAATAAGGCTGCTGCTGCATCAATTGTTCCGCTCTCCATATATAAAGAATACAGATCGGTTTTAGATGTGATCTTCTGAACTTCTCCAACCGGCCCAAAGTCTGCATGAACTGGAATACAAAAAACTCCATTCATTGCGGATGCTACACCATTATTTGTGATCTGCTCATGCCTGCGGTAAACGCCTGCTCTTTCCTTCTTCTCGCCTTTTAAAAATAATCCAGACAAGTCTCTACACCTCCTTCTTTCTAAATGTATCTACAAGTTTCTTTGCTGTACTCTGTGTTGCTTCTCTAATACCAGCTTTCGCAAATGCTGTTCGGATAATATCTTCGGATACTCCTAAGACCTGTGGATTTTCTGCATACTCTTCCACAGTGTAAACAACTTCCGGCATTGCTTTTGTATTTTCTTTCTTTTCTGCCATTGTTACCTCCTAATTTATTGTAATTCCTTTTATTTCTTCTGATTCCTCGTCCATTTCTCGAAGCTTTCCGTACTGTCCTCTCACGCTTACCTGTCCATCTCTTAAAGGATCAAGCTTTGTGCTGTATGCTAATTGATTTACAAAAAACGGCGATCCATCGTCCATGACAAACCGCTCCCTTTCCTGTAAATCTTGAAGCAAATTCATGATAAACTGATCTGCGTTCACATCTGATCCAGAGATCACATGAACTTTGATATTGTTTGTAAACCATGTACAAGCATATGTCGATGGGAACGTTCCGGGCTGCATAGAATCCAGTCTCGTATAAACGACAACCTCTTCATCATCTGGTTTCCAGATTTCGTCAAGTTCCGTGTGATTAATTACTGTCACATCCCAGTGTTCGTCAATGTGCTTTGCCAAAGAACCGACTGCATCCAACGGATGATACGAATGTTTTGGAAATGCGTATGCATCAAACGTCAAAATTGATCCGCACACCTCTACGTCCGCTTGCCCTTCAATCGCCTCTTGAAACGATTCGGATTTTCTCCATACAAGAGAAATCGTTGTATCTGCATCGGTTAAAAAAACTCCTTCAAACGCCTTTTTCAAGACTTTCTTTGCTTCAAGCAAGTTTTTATAGCCTTTATTATTAAACAGATACGCTATTGCAATCTCCATTGTTCCAGAAACCTTACGTTCGGAATCATCTTTCAGATTCAATCCATAAATGATACGCCCATATTGTGAGCCATCCCATCTTGAATCGGAATCATCGGGTGCCTGATCTAAAAAGATTGCTGGTGCATTTTTAAATGAAGCTAAGCCCTCAATGCCCAGCTCCTTTAAATACTTGAAAATTATTTGTTTCACAACGTTACCTCAAAATCGGAACCGAAGATTTTGACAACCTCCGGCTCTGCTTTCTTCTTAATTGGATTGACAAAGGGTCGTTTAGCCATCTTTTTTGTGCCATCCTCCAGCCATCCAGCATATTTAACATTACTTTTCAAGCGACTTGTAACTCTGTTCCCTTCAATCAAGGTTTCATCGTTCCAATCTTGACGTAAATTACCAGACTGTGGTGCTGGTGTCTCTCCCGGTGCGGATGATCTGTTTGGAAGCCGTTTATATTTCTTTCCAGAACCGCCTTTTGACAATACTTCAAGTTCGACATTTCTAAGAGTGTTTGTTGCCATCGCACCCTTTCTAGCCATTTCTCTTTTGATACTATCATTAAGGTTCTTTGCACACGCTTGAAATTCAGCTTCTACGCCCATCGGTATCACTTCTTTCTAGCACATAGTAAATTGAAAACTGCCCTGTTCCAGCTGGGTCTTTTGTTCCTTTCACAATAAACTTATGATCGTGACAAGGATCATCCCCAAACAATAACACGTCATTCTTACTTATCTTGACTGCTGGATGATAAGAAACAATCGTATGGCTAATCGGGGACTGGTTTTGTTTCCAGATTTCCATTGTTTTCATATCTGCTTCGGCTAATATGCCGTCTATGATCGCATCTGGAGCTTCTTTTTCATTTCCCTTTACAACCATGCCATCGTCCATGACTTCTGTATCCTGCCAGTAAACACGAAAAGACTTCATGTACTGATAAGGTCTGCCAAAGGATACCATTTTCAAAATCGTCCACCTCCCGGATGATTCATCATGCCAATATAGAAATACTTTCGTTTTTCATTCTCATACGGCTTGATTCCAACGCTTGAAGATGCAATTTCCTTTTTCAGATCATCATAAAGCTGTTTCCAAAAATTCATACGGTTCCCAAAATTAAAAGAGACAGGACCAACACTGTTGTCTACGTCCTGTCCGTATTTGAACATCATGTGTTCTAGCAATTTCAATTTTGCCATTTTGAAATTATCTGGATACTGCTCTAATACAGCTGTGATCTCTTCATCGGAAAGTGCAGCTGACATTTCATCTTTGGATACATCAGTATCCGCCAATTCAAACCGCATTTTCATAACATCATCGGAATTGATATCTTCTGGAAAATAGTTATACGTCATTCTCCTCGCCACCTTCCGGCTGTTCTTCTGGTTCTTCGGTTTCTTCCGGATTAATATCGGAATCTACGGAAAGATCGGCAAGTCTTGTTTCAACTGCTGCCTTGATTCCTTTTCTCGAATCAATCTCATGTAACAGCTGTAAGACCGGTACATCTTCCTCTGTCATGGTCGCAATCTCAATTTTTGCCTCTTCCATTGTTTTCTGAATTGTGGCAAAGAACTGTAATAACTGCTGTGCGTTCACTGCAAGCTCGTGCTTAGATTGTAATAAAGGAATTGATAAAGTGTTAGTGTTAACATTTAAATCCTCTGCATACGCTCCATTTACGCTCGCTACTTCTGCAATGTGTCCAGACTTCTTTAAAAAAAGAGAGCGTCGTTCATCTACGACACCCTCTGGAATAGTCTCTCCGATCTTATACCGCTTTCCACCAAAGTTTACTGGTTTTAATGCAACATAATTCATATAAAGCACCTCCTACTTGGATACACATCCTGTTAAGAAAGTTGCAAGGTCATCGGAAGTTTTCTTCATATCCGTTGCCATAAGCCCTTCGATGAACTCTGAATGTGATCCTCCTGGTCCATCATACTGTGATGTAGCCATCCACTGTCCATTTCCTAACATATCCCATGTATAAATATATCCGGCAGATGGTTCTTCAAGATCTACTTCTTTCGGTGCATAAGTTAATAATGCACTGTTATCGTCGAAGACAAATTTCATATCGGCTTTCTGACCGATTTCTGCTGCATTATAAGTTGCATACAGAACTTTTACTTCTTCCAGACCAAGTACCGCTGCAATTACCTGTTCGTTAACAAGTGCTGGATTCGGTGTTGACCCTGAACCTGTAACTCTTTCTAAGAACTGCGGATGATTTTTGATTGCCTTATACGCTCTGTATCCTAAGCATAATTTGTTAGGCATTCTACGTCCGTTTAAAAGGATTTCTTTCTTCATCTCATCAAACTGACCTACGATGTCCGCGTTTGCATCATCAAAATGCACAAACTGTTTAGATGTTGAAGCTGTTGCTTCTCCTGTCTTAACATTTGCCCATGCGTCAGCATTGAAAAACTTGTTTGCAAAGACCATATCAAGGTGCAGATTCATCTGTTCTGAAACCTGTTTTACCTTTGCACGTCTCGGATCAATCGTTGCTGGTGCTCCAGTTCTCTGGTAATCCAGAGCTGTGATGTTATCTACTCCGACGATGATCTGATCTACCTCACATTTGTAAGTATCATCTGAATGAGAGAATACAGCCGGATCTACTGCTCCGAACTTGGGCTTTCTCTTTACCTGATCTTTTGCAATCTCTTCCTTGTTGAAAATATAGTAATTTCCTGTACTTGCCTGCACTGGTAGGATCGGAAAGATGCTTGGTGCAACATTCATTCCCGGTGCCTGAAAATATGACATTGCCATATTTGTTAAGTAATAGTTAGGTTTCCATCCTTTCGCAATATCAACTGCGATTGCTGCTGCGTTGTTATGTCCTGTGTTCATTTATTTCATTCCTCCTTTATTTATGCTTCATATCCAGCATGGATGATCGCAACGTTTACGATGTCTCCTTTTGCTGTCGCTGGTGTCAGTGCCATAGCTAAGATGTACTGCCCTGTTGTTGCCTTCTGGCATAATCCCTCTTCATCAACAGCAAGGAAATCTCCAGAATCAAACGCTGCACCAGCGGTCCACATGCCCTGATTTCTGATCTGAACAGTAATATCATCGCCTTTGGATGCTGTTTCATCTCCAAGAAGCACAATTCCTGTTGCTTTCTTTCCGGCTTCAGGGAGTTTCGCTCCATCTTTTGTTAATAAAACTGCTACGGCTGTTTTTAGTTCTGCTCCAGCTGTAACATTGATCACTGGGCTTCCACCAGTTGGATTGTATTCATATGTTCTGTTTGCCATCTTCTCTGTACCTCCTTTCTTATTTATCGAACATTGCTCTTAATTCAGGATCATTCTGCATAACGATATCCTGTGCCTGTGCATCAGTAAGGTTTGGCATAGACTTTTTGATCTCTGCTACCTTTGCGTTCATCTTTGCAACACCTTCTGTATCGTCATTTCCTGTGTGAGCTCCACCAGATTTACCGATTTCCTCAAACAGACCTGATTTCTGAATTACCGCAAGGTTGTTATCCATGGATGCAATGAAGTTGTTATACGCTTCATCGGATGTTGCTTTCATGGATTTCAGAACTGGCACTAATTCCTCTGCTTTTGTTCCTAAGAGTTCATACTTCTTAGCAACTTCTTCTAAGGACTTCTGTTCTGCTTCCTCTGCTCTCTTCTGGATTGGTTCCATGATCTTCTCCATCATAGAAGTGAAGTTCTTTGTAACACCTTCCATTGCTTTATTCACTGCTTCCTGAACCTGTCCATCAATATCAGCTCTTTTTGCAGTATCCTCTTTTTTTGCATTTGCATCATCCTGTAATGCTTTTAATGCTTCTTTCTTTTCTTCCTCTGTCATATTTGAAATATCAAATGCCATTTCATTCTCCTTTTCTTTTTTTTCTTTGTTAATAGTTTCTGGATCACAAGATTTTTCAATGACTTCTTGCATTTTTGCGATCTCAAAATCATCCGCAACAACAGTATCTTCTTTGTCTGTTGCTGCACGTTCTAATTTGATCCAAGACTTGGATGCATCATCCGAAAATACCTTAAACTGATCAATGCTCTGTGCGATTGCTGCCTGTTTATCCTCACACTCTTTATCGAGTAAGATTGACACGATCGACTGCTCCAGAGAGTTACAAGCATTCCAGATCTGATCCCTTACGTCATAGATCTTTTTTTCGTTCATTACATCATCAAAGGATGTTGCTTCATCTTCCATGGACTTTCTGACATCTTCTGAATTTACTCCTAAGCTGTCACAAAACGCATTAAAGAATCGCTTGAAAAAGTTTCCCTTCGGTTCTTCTGCACCTCCTCTCTTTTTAATCAGGATATTTGCTTTCTGATCTGCTCCGATGTCTACTGCATCGATCTTTTTTACTTCCAGATCTTCCAGCTTTGTCTTTCCTTTTGTTTTCATGTTTCCTCCTTCCTAACGACACTTTTTCGAGTTTCAACACGATTATTCGAGTTTCAAAAACGCAAAGTGCATTTCCAAACACAAAAAATAGACCAATTTGCATTTTTTGCAAAATGGTCCTTAGTTGGTATATTAGTTGAACTATTTAGCTATTTTTTGAACTAAATTTTAGATTTAGCTTAATTTTTAACTAATTTAAGACTAAATTTCAGTTTTTCCTTTCAGATTTTACTTCTTCAATGATCTTCTGAAGCTTTCTTTTATAGTTCTTGTTCCCTGTCAGTCTTATGTGACTTTCCAAGGTTCTTAGATTTCTGGATGTTGGAACTCTTCTACGTTCCACGTTCTTCTTGATTGCGATCGCAACTCTTTTATTCCTACAGTGTGTATGATGCAATTCAAAGCAATCAGGATTGTACACGATCCATTCATCCTGTCGGTGTGATTTCTTAATCTTAAGAATGCGATCATCTCCTAGTTAATTCCTTGCCACGCCTGTTGCAGCAAAAATCCTAACAGTTCCCAGATTTTGTTTTTGATCCTTCCCATGCAAATATCTTTGCCAATCTTTTCATCGTAGTTCTTTGGATCAACACACGAAGATGATTCCACGATATCAAAACCATTTCGAAGCACACAACGAACAACTGTTGTTGTCTCTCCCATCGTGATTGTCTCCGTAGATGCAATAAAATCATCGACCATTTCTGGTCCGATACTTACTCCAGATGGAAGATTTTTATTATCATCCACTTTCATATATGCTTTTTCAAAAACATCTTTCGGAGACCATGATTCGTACCCATCTTGGTATACAACCTTGTATCCTGTGATCTCCTTTGTAACTGGGTTTCTCTCTGGTTCTGCCTGAATCAACTTAGCACCGATGTATTTATCCATTATTCTTCCTCCTCAACTTCAATACGCTTTGCTTTACCCTCAATACTGAACATCGTATAAGTTCCGTCTTTGATCTTTGCCCATACTTCATCGTCTGTGATATGGAATCCAACCCACCAGCCTTCAGGCAACGTACCTTCCTCTATACCGAGAGTTTTCATCTTTTCCTTAGTGAATATAATACTCTCGATTAAAACGCCTGCACCGCCTCGCTCGTGCATCTCTCCAGCTTCTCGGTAAAACTCAACATAGGTATATGCTGTCTGTTCTAGTTCTTCCGGATCAATTAAATCGTTCTGGCGGTCAACCAGCTGATTTCCATTCTCATCGACTGCAATCTTAGCCCATCCAAAGACGTACTGCTTTTCTTCGTCCTTCTTAGTAATATCTACTCGATTCAAGGACTTTCGTATACTGTCCTGTGTCTGTGCTGGGGATCGAATGTAATCGTTAAAATATCTCATGCTTCCTCCTTCTTATACAGCCGATCAAAGTCATTCTTACGAACTACATTTAATCGACCGACTGAATCTTTTACAACATAGCCTCCTATTCTTGCAACAAGTCTGCTGTTCTTGTATTTGCGGCCAATAAAATAGATCGTGCATCCAATAACGGCTGTTGTTCCGTCTTGCCATACACGATCTATCATAATCTCTTGCTTATTCATTTTCTTTGCAAACCAGTCAGGGGCGATCATCTCAATATCGGGTGTGATCTGCACCGCATCAACTGTTTGCTCGATTGCTTTATACTTCATTATTCTTCTTTCTTTGCATATCGTCCAGTTCCATTTGCATAATGGATTCCGTCACAGATTTTCATAGTTACTTCTAACATCCCTAAAGGTTCAAACTGCCTACGAATATTTCTCGGAATTGTCTTATCCTTTAACCATTCATGCATATCGTCCAGTAATTCAAACCATTCTTGTTCGTGTTCTGATACATCCATATCTTGTTTCATTAGCTGATCGAATCTTTCTTTTAATTCAAGATGTTTTTCCATTTTCTAAAGCCTCCATCCAGTGCGATACCTTCTGATAATCTTCAATATTTCCTGATAACATCATTTTATCATAGATCATATTATTCAGCCAGTAATACCTATCTGGTAACGGAACAGAAATAAGCTTCATTGCAAAATCATAATCATTTTTAAATAACCCAGCAACTTTATTTATATTTCTTAAAGCTTCTGTCATATGATCGTACTGTGATTCAAGAATTTGTATATTCTCTTTCTTGCTAATCTCCTGTGCTGCAAACTGTACCGAACCCTCTTCCATGTTCTCATACTGTTTATACATTTTACGATCATATTTTGTAACTGATCTAGCGTGTAACTGTTCATGTAACAAAATATGTGGGGCTGTTTCATGTCTGGTTATAATATCCCCATTCCACTGGATTCCATAAATACCAGAATTATCATCGACTACGACCTTTCCACTCCAGGAGTTTTCAAGATCAAGATGTTTATCTGCGATCTCTGACATTTTACCAGCATAAGTTTCTATTTCTTCTGTAGTGTACTCTCTCAGTTCATCATCTTCTGCTTCATACGCTGCTGCCACAGATTTTGAATCGACATACATCACACAGCATTTACACCTCGGATGCAGTGGCGGAAGCAACTTTCCTGGAGTGAATTCTTCGTCCATTCCAACAACTTTGCCGTTCAGTTCTCTACATGTGCTGCATGTATTCTCACTATCCGTTGCGGACCATTTTTTATCCTGTGGTGGCAATATGCCTTGATCGACAAGATTCTTTATATGCTGATATCTGCCATACTCATATGCAAACGCTCTTTCGGTCTGTGCGATCGTGACGGCTCTTTCTCTTAGCCTTTTCTCTGCATACTTCATTTGCTTATCTCTCGCCATTTTCTCGATCTTCTCTGGACTTGTCCTAGGATGTTTCTTAGTAAACTCTTCCTTGATATTCTCATAGTATTTCATAGCCGCTTGTGTCTGTGGCTTTGTTAAACCAATACAGGGACGGATAAACCTTGCAAGTTCATCTGTCCCCATATGCTTTCTTATACCTAGATCGATCATTGACTGAATTGCATCTTTCTGTACTCTTGTACAATTCGTTACAAGCTCAGCTGTGTGCTTTTCCAACCAATCAGATACCGCCCAATGATCTGCATCAAATTTATATCCAATGTCTATTCCTTTGTGCTGGTTTTGATTTTTAGCACCAGCTTTCATTGCTTTAACCATCTCTGGTGCAATCTTATCATGAACCAGTTTTGAATAATCCTGTTGCCATTCTTCTACAGATTTCTTGGAGATCACACCAGCCTGAATAGCTTCTCTGATCTCTTTAAATGTAAAAACCGTCTGCTGATCCTTCCAATACCTGACCAGCAAGCGTGTTAATTCTGGACTGCTGCTATTAAGAAACCTCTCTAATGCTTCTTTCACATCATTTGGCTTCATCGATCCACGCTTCTTAACCTTTCGGAATAGGAACATATAATCAGCTCCTTCCTAATCGTTTCTTGGCTTCCTGTACCTTTCCATCATCTTCGGCAACGTCCTGTTTGTTCTCTGGGTGTACATTATTTCCCTGTGATCCAAGATCGTTTGTCTGCTGATCTTCTCTGTCAGGATCAATGAATCTTTCATCGTTAGCTACCTTTGGTGGCAAATTGCCAACCTCTCGAACATATGTTTCTAGTTCGTCATCAGGGATCAATACACCAGTACCAGCCATCGTCTGAATGTACTGTGCTAATTTGTTCATATCAACTTTCTCTATGTCTCCATGAACCATCTGAGGGTAATCAGTGATCCCCTTGAAATGCTCTCCGTTCAGATCAATTAATCTTGGAATTGCTTGATTATTAAATGCTTCACAGATAATATCCAGATATGAACCAATGGCAACTGCAAACAGCTCTGTCTTATCATCCGATAACGCAAATGATCCGGTGTGTTCATGTCCTAACAAAATAAAATCCGCAAGCGTTGTCATTGCTATGCGGCTATCATAACGATTTATGATCTCGTTCGTGTCAATTTGTCTGCTTCCACCTGTGGAAACAAGCTCAAACTTGAATCCCGGTGGTAACACAATACCAGCACTCTTGTCTTGTCGGATGTTTCTTACCAAACTATTTGCCCATGCCAACATTCTTGATCCTTCCTGATCATCTGGATTGTACAGGTCAACACCTTCCGGCGGTGTAACCATCGGTATACCGGCGAGGTCTCGTTCAATCCCGATTCCTTCAAACTCCTGAATGCCTTTCTTGAAGTACCAAGAACGATAAGCATTTCTAAGAATACTTCGCCCTTCTGGATTTCCTTTTCTGGATCTGGTCCTGAAATGGATTGCCTTTTCCAGTGGGATCGTATAAAGTCCAAAATTTGGCGGTGGCATCTGGGTCATTCCAATAAGGTTATCTTCATCGTCGTACTCCCATTGGTATAGAGAATCCTGTGATCGGATAGGAAGTTTTCTCCATCCAATTAAGCCGTCATCATACTTGCTATTTGTCTTAGGATTTCCTGTCCTACCTGATCTTCGCTTATATACGATTTCATGGTACGACCAGCCATATGTAAGAAATGATAGGATTTCAGAAACTGTATCTGTCCAAGTATCTTGCATATCATTCATACAGCTTTCTATAAATTCTGCTGCCTTGATATCTGCCTGATCATCCCCTTGTGGTTCGACCGAAAACGTAGCCTGTCTTAATAAAGTGTCTAATGCAAATATAATTGCTCCTACCACATCGTCGTTGGATTCCATTTCGGTATATACTTTAACTCCACGTTGTCCTCTCAACTCTGGAAGAAATTCTTCATAAAAGCTACCGCCCCACCGATTTTGACCGATGCGACCAATTTCATCATACAATGCTATTTCACCTCCAATAACTATCTTTTGTTCCAATAAGTGACGTTGGAACACTGATTGGTTTAATTTTGTTTCTGTAGCAAGATAAAACAACAGCATCTGCCCGGTCTGGGGATTCTCCAATGCGTTCTTTCATTGCTTTTTTCGATTCTAGTCGTATCTTTCCCGATGAACTAAGATCATATTTTCTTGCACTCAATTGTGCGATAAGTTCTGTGTCATTTGGTAATATTGTTTCTTTTTCTTCTAACATGTCTCTTAATATGGACCATGCATAAGATGTGATATCATGATATTTTTCTGCTGCTTTCTTGTCTGGAACGGCAGCAGAAAAATTAACCGGAACAATCACTACACCAGATAACTTTCCCTCCGATTTTAATTCATTCAAACGATCTGTTACTCCGCCACCAAGACCAGTATCATCTATGATCACATATATTGTTTTTTTATATTTAAACTTTTCTTTGATATTCCTACACTCTACAACAACATCTCCTACAGTCTTCATTAGGTCCTGCCCATGTCTGATCTTTTCTAATGTGATCTTGTTATTCATATTCCTTGCGATCACTGTATCATCGTCGCCAAAGCGAGCCACATCGACTCCTAAAGTACAAATATCAGCTGGTGGTATCTCTTCCAAGATGATTGATGATTCCAACATTTCCAAAGGCATATAAACATCATCATCCTGTTTAGGAAACAATCCTTTTACCCTGACTCTGACAACATTACTTTCTTCTCCATATTTTCTGATCAGAGAATCAATGTTGTCTTTATTAGTTCTTTTAGACTCTGCGGAATTTACAGTAATGCAATAATATAATTTACGATCAGATGTATGACTGTCATAAAATGTACCGCTTGCTTTTGTTGGGTTTCCACAAAGCAGCAGTTTATTATTTGCTCCTGTCAGAGTACCTAAGATTGCTTCCATGATCGGATCTGCAACACCAGAAGCTTCATCAACAATGAACAGCATATTATCCTCATGGAATCCTTGCATATTTTCTGGAGTAGTTGCTGTTCTTGCTACTGCATACCAGCGTTCTTTGCTGCCAATCATAGATATTTTTGTTTTGGTCCACTGTAGTATCTCCTTCAATAACGGAGATTTACTTTGCCACTTTGAAACCTCTGCCCAAAGAACATCGTTCAACTGGTGTAGCGTTGGGGCTGTTGCTACAACTCTTGCATTCTCAAAGCAGCTTAAAAACCACAGCAGTGTTGCAGCTTCAAATCCTGTCTTTCCAACACCCTGTCCAGATTTGATCGTTACTTTTGGATTATCTCTTAGAGCAAATGCTGCCTCTTTTTGCCATTCATCCGGATAAAAGGAAAGAACTTCTTCAAAAAATTGAACTGGGTTCTGCTGCCATAAAGGAATACTCTCTACAAGGAAATCATGTAATACTCTATCATCCATCTGATTCCCTCGCTTTTTTTACAGCATCCATCCAAGATTGAACTGCATCTTCTCCTGTATCAGTTTCACTGTGTCTGATTTGTTCTGTCTTAGCTCTGATCTGCTCAATCTTAGCTTTTTGTTCAGCAGTAGCAATATCCATATGATCTGCAAGCCATTGTAAAGCTTTCATCTTATCAACCAGCTTAATACTCGCTCCGTCTTTTCCTTGCTTCACTTCCGTGATCAACGTTCCATCAACCTCTTCAGATTGTTTGAATTTCACAGTATTGACTTCTTTTTCGAGAACTTCCTTCTCTCCAGTTTCTTTGTTTTCTACCATTACTGGACCAAAAGCGCCCATGACTTGAATATTTTCTCGCCCAAACGATACATAATCTGTCACATCTGCAAACGCAATATCCATGTACTTCTGAAAGATATCTTCCTGCTTAAGCATCTCCCTGTTCATATGATTCTGCTTTAACTGCTCAATAGTTTCTCTGATCAACTGATTCTTCATAAGCCTACTTCCCAAAACGGCAGCAGATGCATAAGTACAACCAGGATAAGCTTTCATGTAAGCTTTCGTGTAATTAAACATCCTAGATTGATACAAACAAAAAAGCTGCTGCTGATCGGTAAGTTCATCGTTAATTACAACTTGACTTACATCCTCTGCAACGGCTTCTTTTTTGTGTGCACCCTTTTTATTTTGTGTGCACCCTTTTTTGATGCATTTTGTCTTTTTGTTCCTCGACCATGCGTATCGTTTCTTCCACGATTTCACAGTATTTATCGAGACTCCATACTTGGCAGCAATGTCTTTATACTTCATTCCGGCTACATAATCGGATTCTGCCAATATGTAGTTTTTTTCTTCATTCACACATTACCGCCCTCCTTCTTCAGGTACTCGCATAGTCTTTCACATTTCTGAGCATTGCTGCATCGAATTGTTGTATCCACTTTACAACCAGTTCCTACATATCCTCTACTAATGACTTGTGTTTCTGGTTCGAACTCTTCACAGTTCTGGCAGTAATCTGCTACTTGTAATCTGATCATATGTTTTCCCTCCTGTATTTCAAAATGGACCTCCAGGGACTCGAACCATGGACCGATCGGTTATGAGCCGACTGCTCTGACCTACTGAGCTAGAGGTCCTTAAATTTATACACGAAAAAAGCACCCGAAGGTGCCTTAATTCAATATTTTATTCTTCTTTATACATCTCTAAAAACATCTCATATGTACATGTTTTACTACTGCTAGTAACTTTAAAAATTTTATATTCCATGTACTGAAGAAGATTGACCCTATTATCTATTATTTCTTTCAAATCTTCATCAGAAAAGGTAATTATAATTTGATCTTTTTTAGAACGTGAATGTGTTAAATAGTGTTCTCTTGCAGTAGTAAAACATGTTGATGTTACATCTTTTCTGGCCCAAATAATTCCAAGTTTTGCATCATTGGCATCTATAATACTTAATAATTTATTACAGTAATTATTATCTGGCTTTTTCTTAAGCTCATTTTTACATTCGATAATAAAATAAGGAGCTAGAGTGTTAAACACTGAAGGGTACAGAGTACTAATGCCACACAATGCTGTACAATCAAATTGATTTGTTCCCGTACGTACTTTGTCACTAACCCTGACATATTTAATATGCCCAATGATCTCTAATACTAATTTTTCCAGTGCACTTCCTTTAGATGTTGTATTTTTCCCATAATCAGCATTTAGTTCACTTCTCAAACGCTTAAATTCTTTGTATGCCGATTCATCTGGAGAATAAAACGCTTCATACAAAGTACTCTTTTTACTCAAAAGTGAATCAGCACGATTAAAATTTATATCATTACCTTGCTTAAACCCTAATCTTTTAACAATAGCTTTTGCAATCTCTTCTTCTGTGACATCTGGATGCTTTATAACTTTATATGCCTCATAAATATTATTTGGCTGAACGTCCTTCATTTCCTCACAATCGCTACAATACACACCCTCTACCAGTCTACTCGCTATTTCATCTTTTGAAATAACATCTATAATGAAATCACAATCAGGGCATTTTACCAAATAGTATTTTTCTAATATGCCCTTTCCCTCTGCAAATTTTAACATGAGATCAGCCAACATATATTTTACACCCAGTCTAGAGGATACTACCGATGCTGTAATATTTTTTTGATTATTTTCAGGCAGTGTTGTAAGCCAATAATCAAAATTTTCTACAAATTCAGGGTTAAAAACATCTTTAGCTTCTAAAAATTGTTTGTAAAACATTTTGTATGTCTCCCTCCTCTGCATATTGTCTAAACTTTATATATCCGTAGTTTTTTCTTACACCAAATTGAACTTCCAACGGATTGCCCTTCTGATATGCTTCATCCTGCCTCTTGAATACGAGATCCAACTTTTTGCATTGTTTGCTTTTTATTACTGACTTTTTACCATCAAAAAAGGCTTCTGTGCACTGTAAAGGAACAGTCCTGTTTGAAGCTGTATCTACTCTTGTTAATTCCACCTCATCATCTGCCCTGACTTTAGTCAAATAAGCTGCTCTGTCGTTTTTAAAGATATCTTCATTATTCCCATTAATGGAAACAAACTTTTCTATAAGTATATTCGCATCCAATCTTGCTTTGTCCATATTTCTAGGATTTAGTCCTAATTCTGAAAAGAATCCATTAACAAACGATTCAACCCGTTCTTGCTCTTTATTAACCATCTCCTCTACTTTTTCTGGTGTGAAGGAATAAAGATTGTAAATATTGTATAATTTTTCATAAACATATCTCTTTACAATTGCTGGCTCCCTTTCTGTTTCAGCATCTAACAACTCTATAACAGCATCTATCGCAGTAACTGCGTAGTCCATACTATTAACTCCATTTTGAGTTACCAATATATCATCTTCGCACTTGTAATACATTGTAGTTTTTGCTTTTCCCCTACTCACTACAAAGCCCTCATCCAAATAAACATCAACAAAAACAGGAAATGGGACCAAATCTCCAGTTTCTCCAGCCTCACCACATAAAAACAATCTGGAAAATACAAATTCGATCTTACTTACTAATCCATTCTCGTTTGTCTTTATCTGATAGTCTATTAGCTCCCGCTCTTGTGTATTCCTATAGTGTAAGATATTAGACTTTGGGCAATCTGGATACTTTTCGTCTATTTTATTTTTAACTAAGTCCGGATTTTTATTCCACTCCTTAATATTTTGAATCTGTCTATAGCAAAGGTCTTTTGTTCCTTCTTTGATCACTTTTAACAAGAAATCTTCTACTTTTTGGGCCTTTTCAGTATCTTCATTCGAATATTCTTCTAAAGCGTGGATGTAATCCGCTCTATTTTGAGCCAAACTTATGTTGTTCAATTTTAAAAATTTCCGCATAATTGGATTTTGTAAATAGTCGTCTCTATCAATAAAATGTGGTATGTTCACTTTTAAATTCCCCCAATTTTTTCTTTCATCATACCACAATAATTTTAGATATTCGACAAAAATACACAAAAAGAACCCCGTATCTCTACGATGCTCAAAAAAATTTGTACGGGCGATTGATTGAACTCTATCCAATTTCCTCAAGTATAACTATAACACACTTTTTTGTTTAATTTGTTTAATCTTTTAGATTTTCACTGATTATTTGAGAAATTCTGCCTTTCGTATACCCCAATTGATCTCCAACTTCCTGTTGTGTCATGCCATTTAGGTAAATGAGTTCAAAAATCTGTCTTGCATTGCTATCAGGAATCAAGCTGATAAACTCTTCAATCTCTGTCAGAAGTTCATCCACCTGTTCCTGTCTCTTTCCGTTGATCATCATCTGCCGATAGATCACATCTGTTTGTTTCGGCTCTGACACCACAACACTCATGTGCGTTTCGATATAGGGGAACGTGTTCATGGATCCTTTTACTTTTCCAGTGACTGTCGGAATCCTCTCTGCTCTCTCATTCAGTTTCTCCATTTTGTCTTCCAGCATCTGCTGCTCCCTCTTCAAAGATCGATACTGTCTTAGCTTTTTCTTATCCATGCCTTACCTCCTGTCACCTATGTTGCATCAGCATCCTAAACATCTCCCCAGTGTTTCGCGCAATGCCTATGTACAAAACAATCTGTCCTTCTCTTTGTTCTGGACCACTCTGTCTCATCGTCCTCTGAATCCATCGCCTCACCGCAGACCACACAGCAGGGACGAGCCCCACCGTGTTTCTCTCTGGTCTTTTTGTATGCATTCATTGCTGTCCTGTTATTTTTGATCATTGTCTTTCTCCCCCCCCCTGCGTCATAGATCTCACATGAGATCACTTTATTGCCAACTCCATTATCGACAACTTCGAAATCAACATCGTATCCGACCTCAGCCAGATGATCGATGATCCCAAAGTCATTGCCATTATCCTGCGAATGAATATAGACCTTCGCAAGTTTCTGTCTGATCTTTGTCATAATTAATTCACTCCTTAACTTTCCTTAACGGTTTTCTCTGATCGTAAGCTCAATGCCAGTCTCATCTCTGATTGCTTCCAGAATGTCTGCCCATGTAACTAATCCATCATTCATACATTCTGTTTTCAAGTTAAATCTGGCTTTGAACTGATCCAGCCGTTTCTTGCCAAAACCGAACTCATCTCTCAGCACCATGACGCTCATAGCAAGAACGGTATCCAAGATCTGCTCCTTAATCTTCTGTGCTGCTTTATCCATTTCTCTATGATCGACAGGAACCTTGATTCCTGTAACTCTCCGGCGTTTCATTTCTTTCTCTAAGGCTTCCGCTCCACCTTCTTTGACAATGCGTAAAGCAAGTTCCAATCCTTCAGTCCTGCCTTCCATCTTTGCATCAATCTTTCCCATCGTTCTCTCCTTTCACGCTCTTGATCCTTGCCTTTAAGGCATTCAGGAATGAATCCTGTGTAACTTCTTTTGCTTCCAGCGCATCCATGACGTTCTCATCATACCCACCGGCAGTGACTAAATGATGGATCACAACATTCTCTTTCTGCCCCTGACGGTATAGTCTGGCATTTGCCTGTTGGTATAACTCCAAGGACCAGTTAAGCCCAAACCAGACAATGATGTGTCCACCTGCCTGAAGGTTTAATCCATATGCTGCACTTGCCGGATGTGCAAGTAGAATATCCATCTGCCCATTATTCCAGGCTGTGATGCTGTCCGGATTCTTTAACTCTCCGATCCGAAGCTTGCTCTTTTTCAAAGCTTTCTGGATCCGTGCCTTGTCATGCTTAAAGTTATAAAACACTAAAATCCCTTTTCCCGCATTTGCATCGATGATCTCTTTTAAGGCCTCGATCTTCTCATCATGCACCTCATGGTATATACCATCTGCATCATAGACAGCTCCGTTACAAAGCTGCAGTAATTTATTACTTAAAGCCGCTGCACTTGTAACGTCAATGGTCTCTCCATCGATATCCGCGATCATCGTCTTCTCCAGTTCTTCATACTGCTTCTTTGCTTTATCCGGAAGTTTGATGTGACGGACATTATCGATCCGTTCTGGTAATTCCAAATAATCTTCTGCTTTCATGGAGATACAGATATCTTTGATCCGTTCATTGATCTCTTCGTCTGCCCATGTCCTTGGGTTGTACTCATAGATCACATTTCCATTTCTTGCTCCTGGTGTAAAGTAATTATCACGGTATCCGGTTAATGTCTTTCCTAGTCGTTTTCCTTCATCCAGAAGATAGATCTGTGCCCACAGGTCTTCCAGTCCATTCGGAGTCGGTGTTCCTGTAAGCCCTACGATCCGGTGGATGTGATTCCTGACACTTTTTAATTTTCGGAATCGTTTTGCTTTGTTGGACTTAAAGCTCGACAACTCATCAATGATCACCATGTCAAACGGCCAGTCATTTTTATAATAATCAACCAGCCATGAGACATTATCTCTTGATAATACCCAGACATCACCCGGTGTGTTAATCGCTCTGATCCGCTGTTTGATACTTCCTAGGACCGGGATCACCCGAAGCATCTTTAAGTGATCCCATTTCTGTGATTCTCTTGTCCACGTATCTTCTGCAACTTTCTTCGGCGCGATGACAAGAACTTTCCGGACTGCAAACCGATTAAATCTCAGGTCATTGACTGCTGTCAGTGTGATCACTGTCTTTCCAAGACCCATGTCAAGAAACAATCCTAAGACCGGATCCGTGATCATGCGGTTAATGCAGTATCGCTGATAATTGTGTGGTACGAATTTCATATCATGCCTCTCTGTTCTAACTCTGTAATCTTGTCCAGGGCCTTGCCGGGATTCCATGCTTCGATCTCCCAGATCACTCGGTCAATGTCTTTTTTATTATCAAGAACGGTTGCATAACATCCTGTTGCTAAGATCTTACGGATCTGGACTTTCTGAAGTGGTGTCGTTTTCTCTCCCGGACGTTTCAATTCTACGAATCCAGATTTTCCGCCTTGGAGGATTACAACCCTGTCTGGTACTCCGGCATTGCCCGGGGATACAAACTTATACGCCATACCACCGACCTCTTTTACTTCATCCCTGAACTTGGATTCTATACTGCTTTCTCTCATATCATTCTCCTTTGCTGTTAACGTGTTTACATATTGCCCCTATATATATACGCGTGTATGTGTGCACATGGGGTACGTTATACTATTACCCTTTATATTTTATTTTTAAAGAATTTAATGTTAACATTGTTAACAATAGCTACGACCATTGAATTTACTGGGTTTTTGGTGTTAACTTTGAATGTTTACATAATGTTATCTTTGTTAACAGCCATATTTTTTGAATGTTAACAACCGTTTGCCTTTTTACCCTTTGTTAACACGAATATACCCTCTTTGGGATCCGTACGGACCAACTCTTACAAGTTGTCTTCTTTCCCAACCTTGCATACAATTTAAGATTCCGTTGATTTCTATAATATCGTGTCTTTTCATCTGCTTTAGATCCCCACCGAAGCACTCACACCATACTTCAGCTGCACATATTCGGTCCCTTTCTACTAAGTTACTCTCATCTTTTACTTGAAATTCACTGTTGAAAAAGGACTTTCTCTGCGCAACACTCTTCTGTGCCCAGTCTGTTGGAATCTTCTTCTCTAGGAACTCTCTGATCACCCCTTCTTTTGGAGATGCTTCTCTGTAAGTCTCCTGTTTTTCCTGCGCCACTTTAGCGACATCTCCGGACATATACAGCGGCTCTCCTAACATCCATCTCGCAGCTGCTTCTGCCCATACCTGATCAACTTCTGCCGGCAGTTCCTGAAAGATGTTCTTCTTTGGTTTCTGCTTTCCAAGTCCGACCGGCCAGAATCTACGATTTCCCGTTCTGTCCTTTAAGAACTCTTTATCGTTCGTAGTTCCTACGATGATACAATTTCGTGGAAAATTCGCGGTCCTGCGCCCATACGGCATACGATAGACATCCTCTTTCTTGCTTAAGAACTGTTTGACCGCATTCATCTCTGATCTGTTAAATCCAGTCAGTTCTCCTGCTTCGATGATCCAGTATCCCTGCACCATTTCCGCTGCATCTTTCCCTTCAAACGTACTCATTGAATCGGAATACCAGTCCTTGCCTAACATTGAAAAAAATGTACTCTTTCCAACACCCTGTGCTCCGGACAGGATCAGCATGTAATCAAACTTACATCCTGGATGCATGGCTCTGGCGACTGCGGCACATAAAGTCTTTCTTGTGGCAGCACGTACATATTCAGAGTCCTCTGCCCCGAAATAATCGATCAGCAGTGTATCTAATCGTCTGATTCCATCCCAGTTAAGGCTTGTAAGATACTCGCGGATCTTATGTCTTTTATGCCGATTTGCATAGATCGCCATGCCGTCTAATATCTTCTTTTCTCCTGTGATCCCGTAAGTCTTCTCCATGTAATGCCTTAATCCGGCATCATCCTCATCGGTCCATGCGCGATCCTTATAAGGAAACTCCGGATGGAACTCCCACGGCATCGGTCTGCAGACAGTTGCTCTGTTTGCAAATTCATCATGATATAATCGATCCTTTAAGTTTGGATCGTTCTCCAGAATGATCAACACGTTATCGATTGTCTTATTCGGCATTCCTGTCTGTGAACTGCAGCTTAGCTTTTCCATCCAGTCAAGATCCTCTTTTGATATATCCTGTGAAAATTCAGACTGTGCACGTTCATATCGTTCTGCAGTAATGACTTTCGCAACATTTGGCTGTTCCATCGCAAACTCACACATTGCAGAAAAGGATGGAAGCCTTGTGATCGGCGTTCCTTCCTTTGATCCATAATCAAGTTCATAAAACTTATGGATCCGGACCAGATCAAATGCATTGCATAATCTTCCACCTGCAGGATCGGTGGCATGATGGCTGTATAAGAATAATCCATCCTCATACAGCACGGCTCCGCCAACTGTCGAACCTTCTGTATAGGTATAGCGCCCCGGATGCGTATCACATGGTTCATAGATGCCATCCAGAAACGTATCCATTGCCTGTTCCACTGTATAGGTCTTACAGAATGCACCGACGATCCCTTTCTTTTCTAATGGATTCCCCTGTTTTTTGATACTGCGATCACGAAGCTTTACCGCTCCTGGCACTTCCGGCCACTGTGTGATATCTCTCCAGTTATCATATGTCGCAAGCATTCCGTCTTTACTTAAAAACGGCTTGTCCGCATAGCGGAATCGATACTGGCTGTCTTTACTGCAGCTTGGCCAGTACATTAATCGGACTGTTTCGAATGTTGTCGGGTCAAAGATACCCATTCCGATATACTCTGCAGCACGTCTTGCGATCGGCTCATATTCATCTGGAGAAACCGGCTGATCCAGTGGCAGAATGATTCGAAGTCGCGGTGCTGCTTCTTCATGCTTCCTGGTACTGTAGACCACATAAGAACAACCAAGGTTTTCTAAGATGCCGATCACCTCATCAGTTCCACCCGGCTTTATATGATCGGCATCTAATGTAATCAGATAGCGATAACCGGCATTTTCATTTCTTCGCTGTTCTCCGGAAAGTTCGCCACCGACAAAACCGCCGACGTCCTTGATCTCATCCTGCTTTGCTTTGCGGTAACCCATATATTCTGCCAGAGTCTCTTCTGTCCTGATCGGATGTTCAAGCTTCTCCACAAAATCAGACCAGTACATCTCCTGCTTCAGCCAGGTCTTTGATCTTCGGCTGCTTCCCGTTGATATTTTAATTTTTAAGTCATTCTGAAACATGCCGTTCCTCCTACTCTTTCTTATAGAAATCTCCTGTAAATCCATCTGCGTTTAACGGCAGCCCTGCTGCCCACTCCGGAGCCCTGCACATCAGATCGATGGCTTTCTCCAGTGTCAGATCAGAACCTTTTGGCACTTCTGCTATGATCTCATCGTGGATATGAAAGTTGATGAGATAACCACCGAATAACATATTTCGGATCGCATTCGCCAGCAGATCTCTTGCCACTGCCTGTACAATATTCTCGACTAGTTTCCCACCGTACGTTTCAAGTCTCTGCCATTTTTTCGTTCCATCGATGCCCATGTATGTGATACTCTTATTTCCCCATGCATTCTCTCCGATCTGCGGGTCTGGATAGAACAGGCATCGTCCGGAAGGAAGTTTGATCATAAAATAATCTGCATCTCTCATAAACGTGATCCCGTGCTGGATCTGGTTTGTTGTTCCAAGTGTTACCGTCTCGATCGCACAATTCTCTACGATATACCAGAAATCCTGAATCCGTTTGTTTGCTGTTCTCCATCGATGTACGATATCAGGAAGTTCTTCTTCCGTAAGTCCCATCTTTAAGGCACCCATCTGAATCAGCGCTCCGGTACCGCCTTGGTATCCGAGGGCAAGTTCTGCGACCTTTCCTTTTGCCCTGAGTGCATATTCCGGATTTCCTTTTTTGATCTTCTCGATCGGTACGTTAAACATACTGGAAGCTGAGGCTTCATAGATCTTGCCATGAGTACGGAAGACTTCCAGTCTCCAATCCTCTCCAGCTAACCAGCTGATCACTCTCGCCTCGATCGCTGAAAAGTCTGCAACTACAAACTCATAGCCTTCTCTCGGAACAAATGCCGTCCGGATCAACTGAGAGATCGTATCTGGCAGACTGCCATAAGTCAGTTCCAGCATCGCTGCGTTTTCCTGTTTTACCAGATTCCTTGCCAGTGATAACTCCGGAATATAGTTTCTCGGAAGATTCTGAACCTGTACCAGACGTCCTGCCCATCTTCCTGTTCTGTTTGCACCATAAAACTGTAATAATCCACGGACTCTGCCATCCTTGCAGACTGCATTTTCCATAGCTGTATATTTCTTCACGGAACTCTTGGCCATCTCTTTACGTTTCTTCAGAACATAATAAACTGCTGGATTCGCTTTTACTTGTGGCGCTTCTAGCAGTTCGTTCACTGCTTCTTTTCCTAACTTGTCGATATCTTTTCCAAGCTGATCAGATAACCACTGTTTTAACTGGGCAACACTGTTCGGATTATCGATTCCAGAAACACGACGGATATCATCTCCAAGCTTTAATGCTGCCTGATCACTTAATTTCAATGCCCCATTAATCAGCGCAAGGTCTACCTGAGTTCCTTGCTGATTAATAGTCTGGTCATAATGCCAGTTGGTCCATTCCTGCGTTGGAACCGGATAATCCTTTAGATGATCCTCGATCGCACGTTCCACTTCCACATCTTGTTTGCAGTATTCTTTAAACAGGTTCCATTTCTCTATATCATGTTCAGGAAAGTTTCTTGTGCGTCCGCCGTTTCTCTTTGTAGGCTTGCATGGTACACAAAAATAACGGATCAGTGCTTTTCCAACCGCCATCTTTTGCTTCTCCTGAGAGAATCCCATTGCTTTCCCAACTCCTGCAAGGGATGCCGGATACCCACAGTAAAGAGAATGGATCATCGTACACTGCCACTGATCCGGCCAGATCTCATAGAACTGACTTAATGCATTGATCTCAAAGTTTGCGTTATGAGCCATCTTGATCGTTGCCGGTGCTTTCAGATCATTGATCACTTTTTCCGGAAGTTTCTCCCCCTGTGCAAGATCTATGATCTCAACTGGTCCATCATCATAGGCATAAGCAAACAGTAGAATCTGAAAGTCCGGAGACTGCACGTATTTGTACAGCCCGGACTTTGCAATGTCTACACTACTATAAGTCTCGATATCGATATGCAGGATGTTTTTCTGCGAGATCATAATCCCATAACTCCGCCACCATTGATCGGAGCCCCCGTGACAGGATTAATACCAGTGACAGGATTCACACTCTGCTGTGTAGCTGCAGCCTGTGTGCCCATCTGTGAAACTGCTGCAGTCTGGACATTTGCCTGTGGCATTGGTCCAAAGTCTTCCGCTGCTGTTGTTCTTCCCGTTAATGGATCACCTTCTCTTGTCTTCTGGACATTGTTCAGTCCGCATCCAACACCTCTGTTTCCATTTGTATTATATGGGAAGAAGTTTAAGGAAACTCTTCCATAGCATCCGGCGTATACTTCTGCTGGATTTAAGATTGCCTGACAATTTGCATCGACAACTTCTGGCCTCTGTTTACTGGATGCCGTCATAACCATATGTCCTTTACACTCTTCTCCGAATGGTTCCCCGTTTGGTCTTGCACCATCTCCATCATGCATCGGATTCTTCAGCATTGCTGGCATCTGTCCGTTGAATTTTGTAGAGACACCTTCCTGTGCTGCAGCCTGCATTGCCGCTTGGATCGCATTGATCGTTACTGTGTCTGTCTTAGGGATCAGAATCGTCACAGAATATTTTTCTTCCTGTCCAGGATTGTTTGCATGTGGCTGAAATACGTGTGGAAATGAAAATCTTACTTCACCTGTTGTTACTTTTGTATTACTCATAATTTTTTACTCCTTTTATTTAAAATCTTCTGCTGCTGTTGTTTTCGGGTTATAGACCGGACGTTTATCAGATTCCGGTGCAAGTGTTGGCTTCCCATTTGGTTTCTGGATGAACTCTCCACAGATCGTCTGGAAGTCTTTCTTTCCGACCATCTTTTCAAGATCTGTCAGGGTAAGCTGCGCCCTTTCATACAGAGTTTCTTTTGGATATCCATTCTGTTCCAGAACATCCGCCATCTTCTCGTAATCTGTGATCATACGATTGCTTCTGCCTTCAACGATCTTCCATCCAGGGATCTCTCCGCCATCGATCAGTTTTGTCTGTGCATAGGACTTTAATTTTTTATGCCAGGCAACCAGCTGTTCTGCTTTTGCAAGGGCTTCTCCCACCTCTTCGTCTGAAAGCTCCGGTGGAAGTTTTGTTTCATAGGTTTCCAGAAGTTCCAGATTGTCATAAGCTCTCTGTCTGCAGTTTAAGACTTTGCAGAATCTGCAGTGTTCCCCGGAACGAAACTCTCCTTCTCCTTTGTAAGCTAATTCAGCTTTCGGTTTGACTACGACATTGCCCCATGTTGTCAGCTCTCGTTTGTTCGTTTTCCATGTGGAAAAGTTATTGAGCCTTGGCTGTACGATATGAAAAAAAATGTCCTCGATCGGATATAAAAATCCGTAAGCCTTTAATGCTCCTAGTGCGTACAATCCCATCTGTGGATTCCCACCTGCATTTACTGGGACACCCTTTCCATATTTAAAATCGATCACATGCATGACCGTACCGCAGATCAGGATGCAGTCTGCAGTACCGAATCCATCCGGCACGTATTCATCAAACTCAACTCTTTTTTCCACTGCCATATATGGCTTTTCTGGAAGACTGTTGCTAAGTGTCTCCACATAGTCAACATACTGATCTGTGAATCCCTGCATCTCTTCCTGATACAGTTCATTCTTTTTGATCTTGTTCATTCTTCTTGTGTAGGTTCCGGTCTTTAAAGAATCTGCTGTCAGTTTTAACTCACAGATCTCATGTGCCAGAGTCCCTTCTTGGGTATAAGAGGTCTCTGTATCTGGAAGCTCATCACACAGTTTTGCGGAAGGAGTACAGTGGATCCACTGCACCGCTCCGCTTGCTGATAACAAAGCATGTTTTCTTTTCTTCGCCATCTTAGATCACCGCCCCAATCGCTTTGATCGCAGATGCAAACTCCCCATATTTCTCCTGTGGCAGATCCATCAGAGTCTGTGCACCTAAAGACGCTAGCGTATTCTGGACATCCTGCATCTTTCCGGCATCGATCAGACCTGTCGCTGCGACTGCTAACTGTTCCATTGTATATGTAGGGGTTGCTGTGGCGGTCGGCACCGGACTAGCTGCGGGTGCTGTATTTTGTGCCACGGGCGCCGCTTGTGCAGTCTGTGTTGTTGGTACGGGCTGTATATTCTGTACTGGTGGTGTGCTCGGCACTGTTGTAGTTGTTGCCGTTGGTGCGACTGCCTGCTGTACTGCGGGTGTTACCTTTGTTGCATCTACCTGTGTTTCCTCTTTGCAGTTTCCTGCGGCCTTTGCCAGTGCAAAGATGGCATTTGCCAGATTGTCAAGCCCTGTTACGTTTACTGTGATCTCCATTGTTATGTCCTCCTAATTCTTCTTTGTTTAATAGATACCCGATCCCTAAGATCTGAAAGATCAGGTTTGTATCAAGATCCTGTCCAGCCTTATATAACCGGACAAGAGTTTCAACCCTTTCATAAGATGCGGCTAATTCATCGTATGCTTCACGACTGATCAGCAATCTATCTTCTTTCATTGTTTATACCCTTTCTACTTCTCTCTTGAACTGGATTCGTCCCATTAGAATCTGCAACACTTTTGCATATTCTTTATCCAACGGATCCATCCCTTCCTCTATACCATTCGCCAAAGATCTCAAAGCCGCTACTACATATGGCGCTGTTAATTCAGAAATAGGCATTATGCTTTCCGTAATTGTACGAACAACATCAGTAGCTACTTCTTTTGTAATATCAAAGTGTTCATCGTCATGTTTCGCTGCTGTACATGCAATAGATTTTGCTATTTTTGTATCGCAGTTTAATAAAAATTCTTTTGTCATTGTTCTTTCCCGCTTTCTTCTAATAATCCCATCAATTTTTCTTTCAGATACCCTGCTTCGATCATACAGTTTCGATTATCCAGGAACAGCATTGTACTGTCGCCAATCTATCCAATCTATAGTTCCATCTGTCATTTCTTGCAGTCGCAAAGATAGATCAAAGATCTCAGTTACTATTTTTCTGATTTCACTTTTCTGACAATCTGTGTTATACTGTTTTTGTCTATTTAACTGTGTGCCTAATGGAGTTGCCGCTCCGTGGGCACTTTTTTCTTTTATCAGGTTTCTTACTTTCATGTATGCTGCGAGCTCTCTGGACTCTAAATACACAACAGCTTCATTAGATCCCTGCTCTGCTCGCTCAACAGATTTCTGTTGAATCTTAATCATTTCATCCAACTCTTGTAGCAATATCTTCTCGTCAATCATTTTTTTCGCCCCCTTTCATTTCATTTCATTGTTAGCTTATCAAGCATCCATTTCATTGTTTTCTTCCCAATCTTTGTTTTAGAAAAAACGAAACAAATGATCATACTAACTAATACATAAAGTGTAAATACTATTGCTGTTGCCATTTATGCTCCTTTCTCTACAAGTTTTTTTTGGATTTCTTTTGTCTCTCAGCACTCTTCAAAAACTCAACCGTTGCTGCTTTGAGCTTATCCGGATCTATTTTTCCATGGATCCGAACAGTTGCATTTCCGATTTTATATGTTGCTTCTGGACCATCTCCCATTCCTATCACCTTCTTTTTCTTTTTTAGAACCAGATAGTTCTGCTCTCCGTCCGAAGTTATGAATGCTATTTTTAAACTTATATGAGGAATTTTTCATAACAAAAAAATACTTTGTCGGGGAGTAGTTTTTTTTTCTTTTTTATCCTGTCGTTCAGCAATATTACTTCGGACAGAGAACAGAGCTATCTGGCTAATCTGCTTGTTTCTTTTTATCCTATCTCCTATAATTTAATTACAGGGTGCTAGCACACCCGAGTAATCATAGAAAGGAGATATTATGCAACAATTTAAATACTTAAGTGGTTCAAAGTATTGCGATCATTTAAACAAATTTTGTGATTTTAAGCTTACATATCAATTAGTTCAGCAATGCGGTGGAAATCCAGAGCAAGCCGTTCTTGTTGGCATTCAATGTTCTGATAACTATTCATGCAACCACCAATGCCCTTTTGAAAAATCCTTTGAACGAGTTATTGATTGGTAGATCGTTCTTTGAATTTCTCTGGCAGATTACTTGCATTTAGACCCATATCTAATCCTGTGATCTGCTGGAGTTTTTTCATAATTACATCGTAGTGAAATTCTCCACTCTTTGCTTTGGAATTTACATATTCTTCGCAACCATCATTCCAGTATTTACAATACTGACACCCATAGAATATCTGTCCTTTTGCAAATACAGAGCTCTGAATGATCCTTGCCATGCAATGGATGTCTTTTTTAGTTAATCCATTTCCGTCAATCATCTCTCACCTTCTTTTACTCCGCAGCTAAAAACTTATTGATAAAGTACTGCTGTCCTTTTCCTGTAACTTTTGGAGTACGAGTAATTCTGTTACATCCATTTCCATCAATATGGACCGATTCTTTAATTTCAAAAAGTCCCATATCCATACTTTTTTGAGTTGGCATGTTCCAGTCGTTCCCCTTTTGTTTAATCAGATAACCGTTATTTCTCAGCCATTCAAACAGTCTTCTTTGTCCGGTCTCCACTCCATTCTGTTTTAGAATCTTAGCTAATGCTCCGACCAGAATCGATGTATTTGCAGCTGTGATCGCATGTCCTAAAATTGCTTGTGGCTTCATACGTTCGTTTTTCTCCTGCAACAATCTGTTCTTTTCCCTCTCTTCTTTAAGAGCTGTAAAGGCTTTGATTGCCATTTCTGGATTATCAATCAGTTCATCAACTGCATACATCCCATGTTTCCTGATCTGTGGTAATACTTCCGCTGTTACCCAATGCTTGAATCTCTTCGCATTCGGCATCTTACTTGAAAGGATTAAGCTGTAAAGACCTGATTCATTGATAAATATTACTTCTCTATTCTGACCTGACAGAACGATTCGTTCGGTCAGCTTATCTTCTTCATCAACGTGATCTCTTACGGCCTTCGGTGTGTTTGTATAGCCGAGAATCCCTGCTACATCCTTACCAACAAACATTACATCGCCGTTTATTGTAGCTGTTCTTACAGAACCAAATTCTTCTGATTTAAACGATTCTAATTCCATTTTTCTTTTCCCTCCTATTTATTTTGATTTTTTGTTGAATTTAATTCACTATTCTTTTTAAAAAAAATTTCGTCTCTTTCTTTTGTAGTTAGATGTAATGTTGCTTGTAATGACGAAATCTCGGAGGCCTTGAATTCACCTAATCCCTTTAACCTGTTATACAATGTCTCTCTGAGCATTCCAGATTTTTCAGCCACTGCTTTAAAGCTCATTCCAGAGTCATTAATCTTATCAGTCAAGGCTTTCATATCGACCATTTTCTTTTTCTCCTTTCTTTGTTGAATTTTAATCACACTCATAATATAACACTAGCGTGAATATCCGTCAACACTTTTTCATAATTTTGTTGAAATTCTTTCACACTCATGGTATATTAATATCAGAAAGGCGGTGACTAAATGATTGATCTATATAGGAATATTCGAAAATTTAGAATCGAACATAAAATGTCTCAAGATACACTTGCTAAGTTGACTGGTTACACGAGTCGATCATCCATTGCAAAAATTGAAAAAGGTGAAGTAGATTTGCCTTTATCAAAAATAGAAGCCTTTGCGGACGCATTAAATGTTGAACCTTCAGAACTTATGGGGGACACTTGGGAAGATGATGTTATAAATTCTTCGCGGCTCGATGTCGCTGAACATTTCGACGGTGATCCCTTCTTGATAGCCAAAGCTATGGAAGCAGAGAAAAATGACGCTCTATCAAATCAACCAGAACTAAATAAACGAGACTCAAAACAAATAGAAGAAATCCTACAGCAGACCAAGGACAAACTAACATCCCAAGAAGGATTAATGTTCGATGGTGATCCTGCTTCTCCCGAAGCAATCGAGTCTATTCTAAATGCAATGGAAATTGGTATGGAGATGGCAAAGAAAAAGAACAAGGAAAAATACACACCTAAAAAATATAAAAAGGACTGATGTGAATGGACATAAAAAAGATTGTAAATTCGCTTGTCAAGAAACATAAAACAAGAAATCCCTTTGAGATCATCAAAGGGCTAAATGTTATCCTTGTGCCGGTGCCACTTGAGGGTGTCAGAGGATTTTATCAATATTTCCAAAGAAATAACATTATTTATATTGATGATTCTCTTCCAGAACATGAACAGATTCTTGTCTGTGCACATGAATTAGGACATATGTTACTACATAAAAAAGCTAACGCTCTCTTCATGGATACATATACCGGATTTAATACAACAAAGTATGAAAAAGAAGCCGATCTGTTCGCTATGGAGCTGTTAGTATCAGATGAAACAATTCTAGAATTTCAAGAATATACAACTGAACAAATTGCACTCGCTCTTGGGTACACTGAGAAACTAATTAAGTTAAGATTAAAATCAAAATGAAGGGAACGTAATGGGGTTATTAAATTCAATATTTGGAAACAACGAATTAAATGATAAGATTCAGGAATTAGAAAATTCTAATTTAGAAATGCAAAATAATTTTGTCAGAGTCTGACAAAGTTACTTTATAACACTTTTCACATAGGAGAATAATGTATGGATACAATTTTACATAAAATTTCCCATAGTAATAAAATGCCAGTATTATTTATTGGCTCTGGTATTTCCAAGAGATATCTTTGGAAATATCCTAACTGGAATGAATTGCTTAAATTATCCTTTTCTCAGTTCTGTAAAGATGACTTTCAATTTCAAAAATATGTTGATACCTTTAAACGTCAAGGTTTCTCCGATTTTGAAATAAATACAGCTCTTGGAACCGTAATTGAAAAAGAATATAATAACGCATTTTACGACCGCAAAATAAAATTGAAAGTTGGGAATATCCGAAACCCTAGTTGGGTAAAGCGTGGAATATCTCCATATAAAATGTTTCTTGCTAACTATTTTAAGAAAATGAAGCTTAACCGCAATCCAGAATTATTAAAAGAATTAGAAGAATTTAAAAAACTAAAAAACAAAATTTCTGCTGTTATTACAACAAACTATGACTTATTTTTAGAAAAATATATTTTTCCAGATGATTACACTGTTTTTACAAGACAGCATGAATTATTTTCTAAGGATAGTTATAATATCGCAGAAATCTATAAAATTCATGGCTCTGCAAACGATGCTAATACTATTATGATCACGGAAAAAGATTATGATGAATTTAATGAATCCAGAAAATTATTTATTGCAAAACTTTTGATCC